CACCGGCAGGATCTGCCATCCAAAGCGTTCTTGATTTCCCAGTAGATCAATTCGATTGGATTTCATCAGGCGAACATCAGGATTTTGGTGCAGTCGCTCAGAAGGCAATCAACTTTATACCTGAAATGGTCAGCGTACCGGCTGATGAAGATGAAATGTGGGGAATTGACTGGTCCAAGGCGGTTCCCCGTCTTATCAAGACGATCCAAGAACTCTCCGCAGAACTCAACGAACTCAAAAAGAGGATTAACTAATGTCGAACACATACACTTGGGAATTTCCCGCATTCGACTGCTACCCAGAATACCAATCCCATGCGGATGTCATTTTCACGATTCATTGGCGCGTCACAGCGGATGATGGCAACGGACACATGGCTTCGTGCTATGGCACTCAAGCAGTCACGTTCACTGCTGGCTCACCGTTCACGCCCTTCAACGAGATCACCTTCGATCAGGCACAGCATTGGGTTCAGGCCGCGATGGGATTTGAGCAACTGGACGCCATGCGCGAGTCACTGGATCAGCAGATTGAAGATCAGATCCACCCCAAAGCCGTAACCCTCCCGGCTCCTTGGGCTAACCCAGTTTAATCAACCCCACACAGGAAAACACAATGGAAAACATCAACGTCAGCCTCAATGCTCAGACCTACAACGCTCTGGTATCCGCTCTGGCAAATATGCCGAACCATACCAACACCTACTGGATCTTGCAGGAGATCGAGCGTCAGGCGAAGGAACAGATGGATGCGTTTGAAGCGGCTGAGAAGGCTGAGAAACCTGATGACAATGAAGACTAGCCAAGAGGGAATCGACCTCATCAAACGGTTTGAGGGATGCAAGCTGGAAGCATACCCAGATCCGGGTACAGGTCATGTCCCTTGGACTATCGGCTATGGACATACTGGGCCTGACGTTACTCAAGGACTCAAGATCAGCCAGGGCACGGCAGAGATTCTTCTCAGGCAGGATCTGGCGAAGTTTGAGGATGCTGTGACCAAGTACGCAGGGAAAGCCCATCAGAATCAGTTCGATGCGATGGTCAGCTTGTGCTATAACATCGGTCAAGGCAATTTCAGCAAATCATCCGTAGCGCGGCTTCACAGGAATGGGCAATACACAGGCGCGGCGGCGGCGTTCTTGCTGTGGAACAAGGCCGGTGGAAAGATCCTGGCAGGACTTGTAAACCGGCGTAAGGCTGAACGGAATCTTTATTTAGGTGAAGCAAATGGTTAAGAAATTTGGCATAGCACTTGAGCAGAGGTCAACATGGGCAGGATTGATTTGGATTTTGACCGCTTCGGGAGTGAGTCTGGATCAAGAGCAATCCGAAGCCATCGTGACCGCTGGTATGGCCCTGACGGGCTTACTGGGCGTGTTCTGGAAGGATTAAGGGAGGCTTGTGTAATGGCCGAGTGGCTCAAGGTAGGACTGCCAGTATTAGCGGCAATCCTTTCAGCTTACGTCATGATACAGGGCCATGACATTAAGATTAACCGGCTGGAAACTGATATGCGTAGTCATCTCGACGAGCATAAGAAAGAAGCCAAGGATGCGTCCGAAAAGCTGTCCCGTATAGAGATCGCCATCGAACGCATCGAAACCAAAGTAGAGTCGCTCAAGGGCCGATAGCATCCAAACTGTTAAACAGCACACGGCTCACAATAAAACTGGCACAGAGGCCCTCAGAGACGGCTTTATGCCCGGCCTCCTGCGCTCTGAGTAGCCCTGCCTCACTCACGATCACGGTATTGATCTTCGTGCCGTACCGGTCAAAGAAGATCAACGTGTAATTTCCTGTGGCATATTTGGGTGTCACAATTTATCTCCTCTACAGCGTGACTGTAGGTCGATTGAGTCCGGGTCGGATTGGTTGATTCCTATCCCGTGGTGCTTTTCTGCGAAACGGATGCCTTCTATGAAACCCCAAGACATTCGCGCATCTTTCAATCTTGATGCCACTTCGTCTATTTCCTCCTCCGTCATCGGCTTCCTCGACTCACGCAGCATCCTATTCTCAGTCTCTAACCAAGCGGCATATTTGCTGGCGCTATTGAATGCCTCATCCTCTGCATCCTCCGTCATCGGCTTCCTTGATGGCTCGGGTCTGGCTCCTAGAACGCGCCGGTTATATTCTGGATAGACCATACTCAACGGGGTATTGACGCATGCCACAGGCTCCGCTTTTGGTTCAACGTTCTCTGTTAGCCGTTCCAAAAGTTCAGCGGCATCAATAGAAACGGGATCGCCATTTTCATATAACGCTTCAATTACTTTTTTAGGGTATCCACTTGGCTTCGCTTCTGTCTCGGCGGCGAGGAAGATTTCGATCTCTTCTAAAATATCATCAAGCATTTCGTGAGATTCAGCATCTATAACCCGCCTGAGCAGATCCCGTTCCTTAGTCATCACACCACCTCCCTAAACTTATCCCACCATTCAGAGGCTGGGCGAACCCAGACGTTATTTATTGAGCCACGCTCCCGGTAAACGATCACAACCTCTCCGGTTGCTTCCATCTTGGCAATCTCAAGAACCTGATAAACCTTCCCGCTGTGGTGGCGATACAAGCCATCGGGTTTGGGGAGTATGTTTGTTTTGGTCATGCTTCCTCCACAGGCTCATAGGTAGCTTCGAAAATGTCCGGCTTGCAGGGGTAGTGTTCGCCTTTGATTCCGGTGATGATCCAGTCGCCGGGGGTGACTTGCATGTTTCCCTCAAGGGTCTTGACGTAAAAATTCTTGGACCGATAAAGAATTCCGGGGCTTATTGCCGATGACGTTGTACCAAGTGAACGCTCTACAGCGGGATGATCCCCATCCTTAAACCATTGCGTAGCCTCAATCACTACAGGCTTTTTTCTAAATTTCATTCCATCCCCCTGCCAATCCCGTGGTGCTTTTCTGCGAAGCGGATGCCAGCCCAATACCCCGCATGAAAATCATCGCTTGTGTCTACCGTGACTCCTTGGATGATTTCTTCATGCGTCATCGGCTTCCTTGCTGGCTCGGGTTTGGGTGGGTGAAGGTAAAGGGGGAACACCTTCGTTCCGTATCCGTAATCAGAAGGGTTGTAGTTACCAATCTCCCCATCTTCTCTCATCCACGCCACAGGCTCCGCTTCTGTCTCGGCGGCGAGGAAAGTGCGGATGTCTTCAACCAATTCAAGATCATATTCAATCCATCCAAGCGCCAGTTTGAGCAGTTCGGTTGCGGTACTCATGGTTTTTTCTCCCATCGGTAGCAAACTATCTCGTGGTTTTCTATGCGCTCATCAGTACATTTGTAATTATCAAAAGCAATGTCTTTACCCATAGATATGCCAGAGATCAATGAAAACGTGGTGATGACTATAAGAAAACCAAAATTCACTTCATCCATCATTCCATCCCCCTGCCTCTGGCTTTTCCCCGCACAGCACGCGCTAGATAAAATAAGTAGCTATCTCCAGCCATACCGTTTTCCCACGCTTCGAGATATTCCTCAACAAAGCTATAAAGCTCAGGCGCCGCGGCGATTAAGTGGGCGTTTGCTTTTAAGTCTTTGATATGCTCGGACATTTTTTCGTTATCATGGAGTGTTGAGTGTGGGCTACATACTCTTTCACCTGTAGCAACGGAATACACATATCCATCACGATTTGTTTTCCAAGGTCCGGGTGTTGCTTTTAATTCGCTCATTCCATCCCCCTGCCAATCTTACTTGCGACTTCAATAGGTCTAACCCTGACATACGCATGGGCTATGTTTTCTCGTTGTGTGGCCGTCATAAATTGCCTTGCTGCGTGGTCAATCACCAAACCAGAAAGGCTTCGACCAATCCAGCCATTCTCAAGCCATTGGGGGCCGACAATTTCAAGATCCGTTCTGCCAATACGCGCGGCCAGTTTGTTGGCGTATAACAATTCGCGATTGCCACAAACAAATACCGAGCCCTCGCGAGCGGATAACATTTGCTGCGTGGTCCTACCTGATCCTCTTGCTTCGTTCATTCTTCCACTCCACGTTTTTCAATACGCCTACGCCTGTTCCACTGGTCGCGGGTGATACCGGCTTGAGCGCAAGCATCGCGGATCAACATCCCACAGGCATGGAGTTCCTTGGCCTTTTCGAACTTGGCGGTCAATTCGTCATTCCACAAGTTGCGGTTGCCCAGAGCAGATAGCTTGATGCGCTCGCGGGATTCTTTCGGCATCTTGTAATAGCGTTCTTCTTCCAGCATCTGTTCAATGCGGAAATCCAAGTCGCTAATCAACGGAAGCAATATTTGTGCGCTTTCTTGACTGACTTTTGCGCTGAGTATGCGGATAGCATCTCTGGCTTTTGTCATCAATACGCGGTCGGATCGTTCTTTCATCATCTCTCCTGTTAAACCCCAAGGGGATACGCCCTGCCATTGGAAACCCACGGATCGCCAGAAACGGGTAGCAGGACGCATCTTGTTAGGGTGGCCCCCGTGTACTCCTACAGACCTTGGTTAAAAGGTCGGGGGCCGTAAATCAAACTCCGTGTTCAGACCATGTTTTGAAGCTGACGCACTCTGCCTGACAAGAAGTTTGTTTGAAGCAGTGGTCACATGGGCACACTGTCTCTTCTTGTTCCTTGGCTAGCATTTCGGCTTCTCGTACCAAACCTCTGCGTTTACGTACACTGGCGTTCTTGCAGTCAGCACACCATGCACTTCGTTTTTTGCGCTCCTTGTGGAACGCTTCTTCCGGCTTGGTTTCTCCGCATTGCGTACAGACTTTAGTCGTCTTCGTCGGGGACATGGCCTAGTGCAAACTCCAAAATGATGACTGCGATGAATACCAAAATCATTACGCCGCTGATTGTTTTTTCAAGTTCCATTGTTTTCCTGTTAGTAAAAATGCCATGCCCTCACATTGCGGAGAAAGGTTCGCTTGGAGAGACCCGCCGCACTCACATGGCTCTGGTGATAATTGACCGCTCTACCAGCTTACGGTTTTAACTTGAGTAACTTGTTGACCCGCGCCATCAGCCAGTCGATTTGCCAGTAAATGATAGCCATACGGATAGCGCGGAGTGATTTCATTGGTTATAAGCCTCGGTCATTGATTGGGCTAATTGTTGATCTTCAAACTCTTGGTTGCTGATGTAGGCATAGCCAGCAATCGCCGCCATGACCAGTAGAACTTTGATGATTCTAATCATTCTTCTCTCGCTTTGAGCATTGCGTCTGCAACTTCATATGCGTTTAAGGCTATATTTTCGTTGGTGTATACGTCACCAGGATCAAACATAATCCCTAGCATTGCCTTGGCCGCGAAGTAATCGCGGAGGGTCATGCCTTCTTCGCGTATTAGCTGTTCACGCTCAACGTCATACACTTTGGTTGGAAAAGCGGGACCGCCATTTTTATACATCATCTTCGCCTCTGTAATCGAAAATATAATTGTAGATTGCCTCGATATCATCTTCGTGCATGACGGGCAGGATATCCATCTGGCAAGCACTGTTGGCGGGGTAATAAACGTGATGAACCTCGCAGTCATCAGGACAACCGGGGTCATCAAACGTGGCCTCGTAGCCTTTATTAAAAGTAAACTCAACATCAACGTGCTTGCCGTTGAGCGGGATGCGTAAAGTGGTCATGCGTCTTCCTCATAGGGGCAAATAGCTAAAAGTTCTTCAGTCACCGCAGTTCTTAACTGCGTCCATAAATCCGGCAAAGCAAATTCGTGAGTAAAAATCGGCCTCCCAAGGGCTTGTTCGGCTTTTTTGTGAACATCACTAAAAGGGCCAAACAATGTGCCGGTAAAGCAACCCAGAAGGGCGGCTTGCTCGCGGGTTAATTTGTTCATACTTCTTCCTCCCATTCGATGCGGATGCAGGCTTTTCTATAAGGCTGAGCGCACTGCTCAGCGTCCGCTACTGTTAAGTAAACATGAGACGTCCACGCCACAACACGACTGGATTCTGAGTCATACACATTCACCCACCCCTCTTTCTTGATGCGCTTGGGTTTGATGCGGTATTCCTGATCTTCATAAATCGGAGGGTAATCTTTGCCCCAATCCCTCCATTTTTCATGTTCATAAATCTCAATCTCCTCACCCGCCGCCCATGCGACGATCACATCGTAGTGTTTGTGTTTAGCCCCCATCACCGTACCCTCGCATAAGCCGTGCAACGAGTCGAAATGCCCCAAGGCTCGGCTTGGACACAGGTGAACTCGGACGCGCTCAGTGTGACGCTCTTAGGGCCGGTGAAAAGTTTGTAGCCGGTGACGCCTGTGCCTGCCAAGGCAATCAAAATGCCGAAGATCATTCCGGCGCGGGTGTCGAGGAGCCATGCTCCAAATTTGTCGATTGATTTCATTGTTAACTCTCCGTCTTGATGAAAGGTGTTTGGTCGGTCACAGGGCCTGACCAGTTGCAGTAGGTGCATTCCCAGGTGCGCGGCATGACGTTCCAGATCGTCGCGGGTTGAGCGCAAACGGGGCAGTACCCAGGTTTGGTATCAGGTGAGTCGAAGTCGTCCATCGTCTCTCCGGGTCAGTGTCGAGGGCCAATCCCGCGACTTCGGTTGAAAGTGTAAAAACGAATTGTTATGATGTCAACACGTTTTTACACAAAAGGACGAAAAAATGACGATGGAAGAAATTCGACGGGCACTGAAGACCCGAAAGATTACGATGGTTGCCAAAGCCACTGGGCTTACGCGCCAATCTCTGTACGGCATCATGAACGGCTCGACGCCTACCCCGCGATTGGATACTTACGAGAAACTCGTCGAGTATTTCAATCGCAGGAAGGAACCGCCCAAGCCTGTGCGGGGTGATTGATGACAAGCATATCCGTTCGGAAAATAGCCGCATCGGATACCCATGACTGGTTGCTGACTAAACACTACGCCAAACGGTTATGTCCTATCAGTTACGCATTTGGTGCTTTTAGAGGCGAAAATCTGATTGGTGTAGTGACTTACGGAACCCCGGCCAGCGCACCGCTTAAATCTGGCGTATGTGGGCCAGAACATAAACATTTGGTCATTGAATTGAACCGGCTGGTGTGTGAGAACACAAAGAATGTGGCCTCCCTTCTAGTCGGTCGATCTTTGCAAATGCTCCCAAAACCTAAGATTGTGGTTAGTTATGCGGATCTGGCGCAGGGGCATATTGGCTATGTATATCAAGCCACCAATTTCATTTACACCGGTCTGTCAGCTAAAAGAACTGACTGGAAAATACGTGGATTGGAACATCTACATGGAGCAACTATCGCGGATATGAGCCGTGGGCAACCTGATAGGGCAAAATGGATGCGAGAAAAATTTGGTGACGCCTTCTATTTGCAAGAGCGTTCAAGGAAACACCGATACGTCTACTTCGTCGGGGATAAACGATGGAAACGTTCGGTGTTGCCTTGCCTCAAATATCGAATCGAACCTTATCCAAAATAATTATTTGCCGTACCGTGTTCCTGACGAGGCCACGGCTTCAATAGGCAGACCTTCAGCCCAGTCTGGCGCGTCGAGAAGATGCGTCAGCAGGGCTTCTTCGGTGGTGTTCTGCGCGATGACTTCATCGTGAACATGGCCGACCACTTCGATCCCTGCATTAACCGCCTTCACAATCGCCCTGCGGAGCAAACACGCGGCGGTGGCCTGTGTGCTGTTCTCAAGCAATAATCCCGGTGTGAGCGGTCTACGGGGCCATGCCTCGCCTTTTTTGGGCTTACCGCCTGTCCACACGGCGGTGAGACTCAGCATCTCATCACCCCACGGGGTTTTCACCAGTTCCATCTTGGGCGCAAGGTAGGCCAGAAGCCGACCGCTTGGCAGGCGACACCACAACCACATCTGGCCGTCATAGCCGTAGGCAATGCGACCGGCTTCAAACCAACTGTTCGGATGGTAGTAGGCCAGTTTGGCCGCTTGGACCAGATCCGAGCCGTAAGGGACCGCCCACGAATTGACCGAGCGCCATGCGTCACGCAGAACTTCGGCGCGGTCGCGAGTCATGGTCATCTTGAACATCTTTGCCATCGATAGGAGCGCACCGGCCCCGCCAAGGAAGCCCAAGGCCAATTCCTGCACCTTGCCACTTTGTCTCTGCTCGGACGTTACTTCGTCATAGCTGATGCCGAACAGCGTAGCGGCGTTGACCTTGTAAGGATCTTTGCCCGAGCGGAACACATCCAGTTTCTTTTCACCCTCGCGAGAGTTGGCAAGCCACGGGGCCACTCGACCTTCGATGTTGGAATAGTCGGCCCAGACCAATCCATCCGGGTGATAGATAGCGGCCCGGATCAGCTTGGCGAGGTGCTCACTCGGGGCGTCGATGATCTCGTTCGCCAAGATACGAGCGATCTCTTTCTCGGGGTCTTTGTGGCCGTCACGTTTGAGATTGTGGACTTGGACGCCAAGACTAGAATTTGAAACGATTTTGCCGTTCACTGCGTACCGATGGCGGGGGCCGCAATTAACGATGTCATAAGTTCTTACCATTGAACAAACCATAGTGTTTTCCTTTCTTCCTGTTGATAATTTCTTCGTCGGTTAATCCCCGCGTCACAAACTGGCGCAAGGATTCGTGCGAGTAATCGGGACGCATCCCGGCAAGTCGCAAAATCCGATCTGCATGGGGTGATGTTTTGCGTTTGGTCCTTTGATTACCCCGTTGCTGGGATCTGTTAGCCCATCGCAAATTACCGGGGGCGTAACCTTTGTTGTTGTCTATGCGGTCGATAGACATACCGGAGGGGCGAGGACCAAGATTTGCTAGCACCCATTGGGTAGCTTCTTCGGGGGACGCAAAATCAAATGTAATCCCTCTCGCCCCATAATTTGCGTAGTCCGATTTATTGGAGTTCGTACATCTAGCTTTGGCCCCGCGCATAGTATCTAGCACTTCTTTCTCGGCTTTACTGCGTGGTATGCGCTTGCGTTCCACCATCGCCCACCTAGCGGGAGTCATGCCCGTATAGGCACAGGACCGACAAGCTAAAACCCCGTCATGAACGATCTGGCCAACCGTTCGCAGAGCTTCTTGACCACATTCACATCGAAGTAGAATCCTCGACCGCTTGGTAATCGCTGTCGGACATTCCTGATCGACCAAGCTGAATTTTGTCCGGGTCAGGCATTCCAGAAATTTGGAGCGCATAGCCTCGTTGACTTGCTTCCTCCAAAGTGACCTTTCCATGTGTTTGCGTGTAGACCTTATGATCTGGGGTTGCTGTGATTCCGTCATACGTCATGACCTCTTTGTAGCCAGAAAAAACCAATCCTTCATGCTCAACAAAGGCTTCGCCGTCCCAAACCAGATCCGATAATTTTAGGTCTTGTATTGGTAGGTTTAACACTTTGCCAAATCTTAGCACAAAAATTGTTTCGTTTTCTGCGATACAAAAACGCCCAGTTTGACCGCCGCCAGAGAACAGGAGCGCCCCACAGAGGCGTCCTTCGATGGATCGGTGTGTGAATGCCTCGTACTTGGAAATCGTCGCGCCACCGGCCTCCTCG